GCAACAGAAGCTACGCCCAAAGAAATTCAAGAAGGGAGATGAAGAATGAAACTTGTAGAAATCCTAGCTGAAGACCTTAAAGAGTGGCCTGAAGGTGTGGATGGTATTGTTCAGGATGGTAATTGCAAAGTATACATCTTCAAGCAGTCATCTAGACCTTACTTCACCTATAATCAGTGGTATGATGTAGGCTACGAGAAGTCTGTCACAGACCTAGACTTACCGCTGGCAGATGACTACCAAACAACTATGGTCACACAAAAGATGTGGCTACTTGAGAAAGCAAATAAACTTCAAGAGGAAACTGAGATGACACAGGCAGTGGCACGCCCGCTGACACAGGCAGTGGCACCACTCAAATACAAAGTCGGTGATAAGGTAGTGCTTGGTGATGTTGATATGCAGCACGGTTCTAAGGTAGGCTTCTTTCCGGGCGATGAGGTGGTGATTACAGACCTCAACTGGGTAGGTACAGAAGACCAGCACTATACAGTGAAGACCAGCAACGAAGAGTGGTGGGTAACTGACCCTGAGATTGCCTACCTTGTCCCAGAGAACCGGAAGCTGGCAGAACACAAACATTCCACAGTGGATGACAGTAGCACTCACGCAGCTACTGATTGGAAAGTAGTCCGTGGCGTCAACTGTAAGCAGACAGAACCATCGCCGGATGAGAGCTTCCAATCTGTTTTTACATCCATCTCTGTAGGTCGTAAGCGCAATAACACGGAACCATTCTGTCTGTATGATGATTCAGTCACAACAATCACCCTTGACGATGATGCTGGTGGGATGTACCTCCGTATCAGTCAGGATTGTGAAGGACAGTATCAGTATTTGAAGTTTGATTTTGATGAGATTGGCGCTATCATGGATGCTATCAATAAACTGATTAGTCAGAAGGGTGTGTTAATGTGAGTGGGTTTTGCAAGGATTGTAAGTTTTCCTTCAGGGAGTATGGGGACACCTTCTGTGCGAAAACTACTAAACACTATGTAAACCAAGTGGACGGGGAAAAGTGGTCAGCATCACAACGATGCGCGTACATCCGCTACCAGCACCCTGCCGTATGTCCCGATTTCAGTCAAAAGCCTACTCTCACATTCATTCAACGTATTAAGGAGGTTTTCTGTGGCAGACAAGTTTAAGGTTGGTGATACTGTACGATTGCTAGAAGACTTTGACAGATTCCGTCGAGGCCATGTTTTCCGAATCATTCCTGTGGATGACAGTAAGTCAATCTGGATCACTGAAAATACAGCAGAGGTTGGAGAACTAAATGATTGGGGCACCAGTCGCTTCGAGTTGGTGAATGAGGCTACCCAAGACGCTATTGAATGGGACGGTAAGGGTCTACCTCCTGTTGGCACAGTTTGTGAAGTAATGGTTAGTGGACTACCATCTGTGGCGCAGGATTGGGAGCAATGTACAATCCTCCTAATTAATGAAGGTGCAGACGGCAGCCCTCAAATTTGTACAAAGGATCATAGGGGCGATCTTGCGATCTACTATCCAAAATACGATGCCGTATATTTCCGCCCTCTCCGTACACCAGAACAGATCGCTATGGAGAAGACTCTAGAAGAACTGGAATCTCTTTACTCCACAGGTGGCCCTGCTGCCATCTATGATGCGGGGTATCGTAAATGAAAGACGAAACAGCTTTGTGGGAGCCTATCATTGAGAGTCTAAACAACCTCCCTATCAGCGGCCTTGAAGTGTTGAAGACAATGGTGGAAATGGAGCTTGCAGAGCGTAGGACATTCAGTTATAGTGTGGCCTTGCCTAATGATGCTAATGAATATGTTAACCGTTATTTGAAGGTGGTGAAATGATTACCAAGACAGCATTATTGCGTAAAACTTCGGTGTTCTTGAATGATTTCAGTGATGCGGGGAATGTTTGGAAGTGCTTCAACGAAGAGTATCAGTGGGAAACCAGTGATTACGAAACACCTACGATGCCGAAACACCTGAAGATCATCTACGCTGACTACACGTTTGAAGATTACTCGGGTGATGCTTATGTGCTGGGCTATGATAAGCAGAAGAAGCAGTTCTTTGAGGTACATGGCGGTCATTGTTCTTGCTACGGACTAGAAGGTCAGTGGGAACCTGAGTATTATGAGGACTGGAAGGTGCTGTCTGCTTGTATTGAGAAGCGACTTGCAGTACAGGATGACTACTACAGACGGACTCAATCAAGTAAGGAGTTGTCTGAGTTCTTGGAGGTGGTGAAATGAAGGACTTTCTTGTACTCTCAGCAACTCTTGTTGCTTGCACAGCATGGGGCATGTGGGTTGTGCATAGCCAAAACCCTCATCTAAAGCAAGTAAGAGATATTGTTGCAGAATGTCAGTCCACACTACCACGCAACCAAGCATGTGAAGTAGTGGTTACTGCTGTTCCAGCTAAAGTGAAGGAGGATATTCAATGAAATATTTTGTGCTGTATGGCGAGTACGACTATGAGCTTACTATTGATGTATTTGCTAATGATGAGCAGGCTCTGAAAAGAGTATGTGAATTAGATTTACCTTATGTTAGAGTCATCAAGGGTGTTGATTTGGAAGTCAAACGGATTTATGCTTTTGTTGAGGAGGGGAGTCTATGAACCTGTACGTTACATTTGAGGTAGGTGATTTGGAAGAAGATGCGGATGTAACCCTTGTTGCAAAGTGCATGGAGAAGTTGCTGAAAGAAGAGATGCCTTATGTCTCTATTAATGTACTTGAAGTAGACAGGGAGGATGCTTGATGAGTATTAAAACAGTAGAACACAACTCCAAAACATCTTTGTATAAAGTCTTATCAGAAATTGAGGGACAAGGTTGTATTCAATACTCTATCGTTATCTCAGAGGTTGAAGGTAAGAAGGTGTATTCGCTAAGTTATCCAACCAAGGAGGAAGTAAATGTTGATTGATATCCGGAAGGGTTATCGACAATACAGTCCAGATGAACTTCGAGACTATGCTTACAAGGGATTGTTGTCTTGTGGTGAGTATGAGCTTGATGGGTTTCTGGAGTATATCTTTAACGGGATGGTTTCGGAGGTAGTCGCTGAAGAAGTGATGAAGGATGCCACTTATGACTCCTATCGGGAAGGGTGGAGTGATGGCTATGAAGAGGCTCGTGATCGGTTTGAAGGGTGGAGTGAACTGTAACGGCACCAACTGGAGAACTTGATGGCTTATCAAAAGAAGTACAAACGGGGAGAGAATATGCGTAATGATGAGGGCTTTGTCCCAAAAGAAACCCTAGCTGAAGTTCAGGGATTTAAGACGTTTGATGTACCAGAGAGGAATGTCCGTAAGGAAACACTGGAACGATTTGGCGTTAAAGTTGCTGTCTCCCAAGAGGATGGGAAAACTCCAGAAGCTGTCTACTTCCCCTCATTCAATCAGAAAGGGAAGGTTGTTGGCTATACCAAGCAAGACCTAACTAAGAGCAAGGAAGAAAAAGGGCACTGGTCCTGCATTGGTAGTGTGACTATTGGCAATAAGCTTTTTGGACAGACTGTAGCTGAAAGTCAGAACCGTAAGCGTAATAATCTGGTCATTACTGAGGGTCAGTGGGACACACTGTCAGTCTTTCAGTCACTAGTTGATAACGTCAAAGGTACGAAGTATGAAGGACTGGAGCCACTTGTAGTCTCTATCCCTATGGGGACAGCTAACGCTGTTGAGGCCATTTTGCATAACGAGTCTTATGTCGGAAGCCACGATGCCCTGACTATTTTCTTTGATGACGACTACTGCACACCCGCAGAGTTGCAGAAAAAGATTATGAAGGGCCATGAAGCACGAGAAGCCGTTGCTAATGCTTTGGTGGGTAGTGGGTTATCCCTTTTCACTGTGTCTCCTGACGAAGGTTTCAAGGACGCATCGGATTACCTACAATCTGGTAAGAGCGAGGAACTAGCTAAACTTGTACAGTTTGGTCGCCGCCCCTATTCCTCCGAGAAGATTATTAAAGCTTGTGACGTATCGTTAGAGGAGCTACTTGAACCACGACCAGAGGGTGTATATGTCAATAGCTTCCCTAAGTTGATGGAGAAACTGCACGGCTTTCGTACTCGCGAGCTTGTTCTGCTTACCAGTCCCTCGGGTGTTGGTAAGAGTACAGTAACATCCATCTTTGCCAGTGCCTTCATGGAATCGGGGCATAAGCTGGGGATGATTTATCTGGAGGAAACAAACAAGGAGACAATGCAGCGGCTTATTGCTGCAAAGCTTAAGGTAAACTATCTAGAGTTTAAGAATGACCCCCTGAAAGTGGCAACTCTAGAGCGAATCCAGAAGGCTCGTGAAGAGATTGTAGAGAACGACCAACTTGTAATGCTTGGCCACTTTGGCAGTTTGCCGGTAAGTGAGCTAATGGCAAAGATTAAGCATATGCACCTAGTCGAGGGTTGTGATTTTATTCTTCTAGATCACCTGAGTCTCGTAATCTCAGGTAGTGCGGTGAAGGATGAACGAAAAGAACTGGATATGGTGATGACAGAACTTGCGGCTTTCTGTGCGGCGAACGATGTTTGCATTATTGCAGTCAGTCACATTAACCGAAGTGCAGCGGAGCAGTTTAAAGCACCTAAGCTCAAAGAAGGCGAAGAGCCAAAGCCATATTGGGTGCAAGTGTCGAAGGAAATGATGCGTGGCAGTGCGGCCTTGGAACAGCTCAGTTTCGTTATTCTTGGACTAGAACCGGAAATCCAACCTGATCGAAGTCGTGGTCGTGTACGTCTTACTGTCTTGAAGAATCGTCCGTGGTCCTACTTGGGTGTGGCAGATACCTTTAAGATTGATGATGAAAGCTGGGAAGTGTTGTTGTGTGAAGATAGTTTTGACGATGTGGATTTTTAAGGGGCTTGACGCCTCCTTGATTTTCTGTGACACTGCGTAGATTCTTGAAAATGAGGAGGTAAGATGCAACCTTGGCATATCGTGTGGGACATTGAAACTTCGGGGCTACTAAACAGTGACAGCATAGATTACACAGCAGTGCCATATAAGCTGAAGCAGTCTTACGCCCTACACTGTATTGTAGTAAGTGTCCTGATTTCCGGGCGGGAATATCTTTACGGTTTCCACGAAGGAGATAAGTACAATTTCGATGGGCGCATGCACACCACTACTGTAGATGGTATTACTTATACACTTGAGGCCGGGTATGAGCCTGTAGACTATATTCACAAATCTTTGCAAGACTTTCCTGCGTTTGTTAAGGCAATACCCGAAGAGAGTTGTATTGTTGGTCACAACATCCTGAACTTCGATTTGCTAGCAGTGAAACTCTATTACGGGATTGATTACGAAGTCGAGCGAGATATGTCAGTCACAACTCCGATGGGGGACGACTATTGGGACGGTAAGAAAGTAGTCTTCGATGATACCCTAGTGCGATCTAAGACACTGAATCCAGATCGCTTTGGTGGACACTCTCTGGATGCTTTGTCTCAGAAGGGTGCAACACAGAAAGTTGCATTCCGTAAACACCTCCCTCAAGATGAGAGATTTAAGCACTTCGGTCCTGATATGCTCTACTACAACATCTTCGACGTAAAGGCAAACCGCAGCGTACTGAAGATGTTGGATCAAGAACAGACTGCCTACGGATGGAACGAGAAGTGGCACTCAGCGATAAAGTTGGAGAAGGCAGTTGCCGAACTGATTACCAGACAGGAGCATCGTGGTTTTAAGTTTGACCTAGATTTGGCATACAAGAATCTCGACCGTCTTGATGCAATGATGTTAGAACGGAAGGAGAAGATTGAGGCAATCTTACCAGACCGACCTGCAACCAAGAAAGTCCAAGGGGAGTTCACACCTTGTAAGGTGCAGTTCAAGAAGAATGGTGATCTGTCGTCTAACCTGATTAAGTTTGCAGAAAAGATTGGTGCGGAGATTACAGAAGACCGTAAGTTCGTATTTAGTGGTAAGTATTATGATTTGCCTCTACCTCTCGAACCTCTGATTACAACCATGAAGGCCACCATTAACGACACAACACATATCAAAGAGTGGTTGGTAAGTTTGGGCTGGGTGCCTAGTGAATATAAGGAGAAAGATTTAACCACAGATACTAAGAAGGTCCGGTTGCCCGACGAGAAAATCCGTGCTGCTATAGATCGCTATGTCGAGCAGACCATTGAGAGTAACTTCTGCCAAGACCGTTGTGAGCACCTTGGACTGCAAGTAGGCAAGAAGACTACGAAGCAGACTGTCAAAGATAAGTTGAAACGAGAGCTAGAGAAGCGTATGGAACGCCGGGGTGGTATCAAGGTGTTGACCAATCCGAGCTTCACTGTTGGACAAGAGAAAGAAATCTGCCCTGACCTTCTTAGGCTGTCAAAGTCAGCAGAAGAATTAGCCTGTATTACAGATATTACGGAGTACCTGACCTACCGCCACAGACGTAACTCGATTCTAGGTGGTGGGGCAGATTGGGACGATGACGAAGAGCCGGAAAAGGGTTATCTGTCTGCTGTTAGGGCAGATGGACGTATCCCCACACCAGCAGATACTTGTGGTGCTGCTACAAGTCGGATGAAGCATCGTTTGGTAGCCAACTGCCCTCGTGTAACATCTTTGTTCGGCTACGAGATGCGAGCTATGTTCGGCGTGGACGATACCTGCTTCCAGATTGGTTACGACTTCGACAGCTTAGAGGCACGCGAGGAGGCTAACTTCTGTTGGCAGTATGAGGACGGCGATACTAAAGAATACTGCCAATCCCTACTGATGGATAAGCCGAATGATGTACACACCAAAATGGCTCAAAAGATTTCCGAGATTATTGCCAGAGAGTTCGGACGAGCACCTGCCAAGTCGGTAAAGTATGGGGCAACCTACGGAGCACAAGGACCAAAGATTGCCAAGACAATTGGGTGCGATGTAGCCACAGGTAATCAAATCTTCGAGGCATTTTGGGAGGCTGCTGCACCACTGAAGAGACTGAAAGATGCTCTAAATGTTGAGTGGGCAAAGTTTGAGAAGAAACGGATCATAGGGATTGATGGGCGACTTGTCCCTACCCGCTCGGCACATGCAATTCTGAACTCAAAATTCCAATCAGCGGGAGTTGTGTGTGCAAAACGTGCAATGGTGTTGCATGATCGTAAACTAAAAGCTGCTGGCTTACTGGTTGACTTCTTTAAGCACGACTGGAGAGTCAAAGATTTCTGCCAACAGTTGATCGCATACCACGATGAGGCACAATTGGAAGTGAATAAGGGGTCTGTTGTATTTAAACGCTTTGCTTCTAAGGAGGAAGCACAGGCATTTAAAGATGAACAGTGGGCAGAGTGTGGGGAAATCTGGAGCGACATTAAAGATTCTCCCAAGGGTGGAGTTTACGTGGGCTATTGTAAAGCTGGCCAGCTTGCCGTAGAATCTGTTGGAGAATCCGGGCGAGATTACGGGATGGTGATTGACTTGACGGCGGGATATATGATTGAAAAGACTTGGGCGGGGTGTCACTAAAATCTCTCAAACACTGCTTGACAGCCCCTCCGAACCTTGAAATAATGACGCCATCACAGACACAGAGGAGAACTGAAATGGGATACGTTACAATTACAACGACAGAGCGTACAGGAGATTCCCTAAGCCGTTCTGAAAGCATTCACTTTGAATGCGTGGAGGACTTCTTGAAGTATAAGGAGTACAAGGAGTTGCAGAGTACAGATGAGGTGGTAGATGCTGATAGCATCCCCGATAGCAACGGTTGGATTGCGTGGGATGGGCGTTATGAAGATGGTCCAGTAGGCATACTCTCTGATACTAAAGTGGAGGTTCATCTACGTGACGGAACGGAGTGGACAGGTGCGGATGCAGAGATGTGTAGTGGGTGGTATTGGAAACACGAACAAGGTGATGCTGATATTGTCGCCTATCGCATTTACAAAGGAGAGTGAAGAATGAAAGAACAACTGCTACAATTCATCGAGCGACTGGAGAAGTTGTATATCGACCCACTCGAAGGGTCGAAGCTGATTGAAACTTACTATGAAGGGGATGATTTCTTCGACTACGCATCTGGCAACTTCGATGACGATGTTGACTTAGGTAACCGGATTGGCAGTTATGAGGTAGCTTCAGAGGTGGTGGCGAAACTTAAAGAAATTGTGGAGAGGCATAAATGAGTAAGACTGGTAGAGAGTTCACCAAGCACACTCCACACATCAAAGCATGGGCTTGTGTGGACAGTGAAGGCGGGGTTGTGGGTTTGTTTGAGACACGGGAAGCAGCCCGTGATAATAAACGATATGCTGAGCGTTATGGGCATAAACAGAAAGTAGCTAAACTTGTATTCGAGGAATTTGTTCGATGAAAATGTCTTTCCCTGTATTTACTGTTCTCGGTGTAGCCTTCATCATTATGAAGTTGGCTGAGATTGGCGTAGTTGCCGCTTGGAGTTGGTGGTGGGTGTTGTCCCCATTCTGGCTTCCTTTTGTAGTCTTCTTTTCAGTGATCCTTGTGGGTTGGGTGATTGGTGTGGTTTATGTGGCATTGAGTGATACCAAGAAACGTAAGAAATAAAGCTTTACAGCAACATCAGATTCTGAAATAATGCACACATGCTGAGGACTTGCATTGAAAGTCTCAATTCTATTTAACTAAAAGGAGATACCAAATGGCCGTAGTAAACAACGTAACCTTCCTCTACACCAAGATTCAAAACCCTGTCCCAGCTTACAACAAAGTGGACAGTGAGTGGTCGGTAGATGTGGTGATGAGTAAGAAGGACGCTAAGGCGATCAAGAAGGATTACCCCAAGACTTCCTTGAAAGAATACGATAACGATGATTTCCAAGAGAAGTTTGGTATTGAACCTCCGTTCTCAAGTCAGGAAGAGCAGTTCGTAGTCAAGTTCAAGAAGTCCCACATCAAGAATGGTAAAGAGACTCCTGAGAAGTACCGTCCTCGTGTGATTCAGGAAATGGGTGATGGTACTCGCGTAGATATCACCTTCGATAAGCTGGTAGGTAATGGCTCCAAGGGCGATCTGTCTTACCGTATCAAAGAGACTGACACCTACGGTAACTTTGTAGAACTGCAAGCTATTCTGGTTAAAGAACTTGTAGAGTATCAGTCCAAGGGTGGCGGTGTTGCCGATGATTTTGGTGATGTTCAACTGAAAGAAGCCCCTGCTGCTAAAGTAGTAGAGATTCAAGGTGAACCAGAGGCTAAGGATGAATCTCGCAAAGAAGATGTGGTGGAAGATGGCAGCTTCGATGATGATGCCCCTTTTTAGTGATTAGTGCGAGGGTCTTCGGACCCTCATTTCCCAAGAGGGTGTAGTGGTGTATAAATTAGTATTCGGTGTAGGTATGAACGACCTAGACAGGCAAGTCTCTTTCAAGATAAACGGTAAGAAGCAGGTGTGTCCGATTTATCGAACTTGGCAGAATATGTTGGGACGCTGCTATGATCTTGAGTTCCACAAGAGGCATCCATCCTACTCGGCATGTCAAGTTGTAGATGAGTGGAAAAGGTTGAGTGTATTTGAAAAGTGGATGTGTAATGAAGAGTGGCAGGGGTTGCAATTAGATAAAGATATCTTATTCCCCGGTAATAAACTCTACTCTCCAAATACTTGTGCATTTGTTAAGAGAGAAGTTAACATCTTCATTGTAGACTCTGCTGCTAGCCGGGGAGAGTGGCCCTTGGGGGCTAGGTGGAATAAACGAGATAAGGTGTTCCAATCTGAGATACGTAACCCTTTTACAAAAAGAAGGGAGGGGCTAGGTTGCTTTGACAATCCAGATGAGGCCCACTTAGCATGGAAGAAACGTAAACATGAGCTGGCCTGTATCTACGCGGATCAACAAACTGATCTACGAGTTGCGGAAGCTTTGAGGAGCAGATATCTATGATAGAGGATGAGATGGCCACAGACAACGGAGCAGATATCACACCAAGTGATATCACCCTCACACTAACCGATAAGGAACTCTTATACCTTGCCTCAGTAATGGGTTATGTAAACCCTTTCCGCTGNAAAGGTGATNGTGTNGANGAGACAGTCNCAACACTGTTGAACAAAGTGTTNGAGGCTAGTGGAGACTTGGGTGTANNGGANTANGACAAAGTAGTCTTCACCTTTAAAGANATGACAATGAATATCACAATTGAGGAGAATGANTAATGACTGAGAAAGAATACTTTGAAGCAATGGTACGTCTGTTCACTGAAGCAGAGAATACTAAGGAAAGC